AGCGAGAAGCATCTTAGCCTCAATCTGCGAATCGGCTTTCTTCTCTGCTTTGAGCCATTCTTTTAAAATAAGTCGGTTTGTTCTCAATATGTATTCCTTTGTTGAACACATATTAGTATGCTTTTGAGTTTAGCGCAAGGCTATTTTTGATATAATGAACATTTAGGGTTAATTAGTTAAATTGAGCAACGTCTCCGGTATCTTAGGCATATATAGTGCCCCGTTTCTCTGTCACTATAGTAAGACCTAGCAGCCTCGACGGTCTCCGCATCTTGAAATATTATCATTCCTGATGGGATATTTATAATTGAGCCATTGCAAGCCATTTTGCCTATACTTTCCCCCTCCTGGATCAACGTCACACACTGTGGAAGCGTAGGCTTATTGAAATAAACAGAGGCATCAGTACTCGAGCAAGAACTAAAGCCCGAAACAAGTATAAAGAATATTAGATATATGATTATTTTCATTTTAACCTATTTTTCGGGATTATTAAGATCATGTAAAACAATACTGAGGACAATTATTTGCTCATTTGTCTCAGCATCCTTGAGCATCTTGTTTAAAACTGCAATCTTATTTTCTTTAAGACTATAATTCTTCTTTATGTCGTCAACTTTCTTGTCAACCCAAAGAGCGATAAACTCATCTATAAGAGATTTAATTTTAGGGATAGCTGTTGCAATAACAACAGCCCCCTTGAATATTGATACTATTCCCATTATTTTTTACCTAAATCAAAGCCCTCTTTGTAAGCCGCAACAATATTTACTAATTGTTCATAGCTCATAGACGACTTAAGCACTTCAACAAAGTCACCCTCAACTTTCAAGCCTTCAAGTAAGATGTCTTTATTTTGGATAATGTCTTTAATGCTTTTCAAATCTTCTAAACCTAAGCCGCCCTCAGCAATCTCAGAAATTTCACCATGGACATAACCACCAGCTCGCATCAATTCAATTAATTCTTTTTCATTCATAATTACCTCGTTGAATATTGTTATTTTTAATCAGTAGTAAGAATGTTACTTGCATATTTGACAATCTGGCAAATGAGTAATTAAATAATGAAAAGCAACCCAAAACGATTAGGAGTAAGGTATGGCAAAGAAAATTAGTGACACTCAGTCACTTCCAGTAAGCACGATAGAATCACAACCCCCAAAAACATCAAGAAAGTACAAAGGTCAAATTGAAGTTGATCACGATCTTTTTAGACTAGAACCATCTAACACTAAGAAGAATATTTCATTCCGAAAGGGTGAATACATTTGGGAAGAAATCTTACATAAGCATATGTTCCACACTGTCGATTCTGATGGTAAGCCTCAATACAAAACATGCCCGACAGCTTCACACTTCCATAAGATGACTGTATCTGAAATAGATGGTGAATTAGTAGCTGAATGCTCAGTTCCTTATCAGATGAAAATGGTTAAAGGGCAAAGAGTAGAAGTTCCTTATGAGAGTGATAATCATAAGCACGAAGTAACTTATTTAAGATCAGAAAGAATCATGCAGAGAGTTTATAATAAAGATGCTCTAAACATGATCAATTCAATCAAGAATAGTGAATCTCAAAAACTTAAGAATCCAACGATCTAGGGGTAAGTATGTCAACACGAGAATTAATAGAGACTGCCTTTAACAAGGAAGTCGAGACTCTATTCGCAAAAAACGAATCAATGAAAAGATTTATATTAGGTCATGAACGCAAAAGTTTATGTATAGATAACATCGACAAAGAGATCAGAATTGCCGAACTCGGAAGCGTTTTTACTGTAAAAACTAGTCATGTTGAATTTGTCGCCAAGGAATACGCTAAGACATTTTCTAAAGCTGCACTCAACTTAGAAGAGGAGAAAGCAGTTTCTCAAATGGAAAGGCTTAGAAGAATCAAAGAAGCCCAGGACAAAGCAGACGTATTAGAAATGTTTGGAAGTACCGACAGCTCAGTGAGTCTATAATGAAAAAGTCTAAAGAAGCGCAGCCTCTTGGACGACCAAAGAAGCTATCAAGCAAGGACAAAGACAATATTCTAAGACTTGCTAAGTTCGGTTTTACCGATGATCAAATCTCGGAAGTGTTTGGAATTACTAAGCAAACGTTAAATAATTATAAAAAGTATGATCCTGATTTTTTTGACTCCTTAAAAGCTTCTAAAATGCTTGCTGATGTTGATGTTATTGACTCTTTGTATAAGAGAGCAACTGGCATGACTGTAAAAGAAGAGAAGGCAATGAGTGTTAGTGACGGTGATATGGGATCGCATATTGAAAAGATCGAGGTATGGAAAGAATTACCGCCTGATCCAACATCAATGATATTTTGGTTAAAGAATAGGCAACCAGATAAGTTTAGAGAGAAAGTAGAACATTTTTCTGAGCAAGAGATTAGCGTTACTGTGACTAAGTATAAAGATGATGAATGAATATCGATATAGACGCATGGGATATGCTTCCAACGCAAAAACTTCTTTACGAGGATAATTATACCGATATTATAATGCAGAGCAGCGGTTTGGGAGGCGGTAAGTCGCATGGTGCAGTACGAAAGGCTATACAGCTTTCAGCTCTAAATGTTGGTTACTCCGGAGGCTTTCTTTGCCCTTCATTTTCAGACTTTAAAAGAGATATTAAGCCATTGTTTGAAGAGATCCTTGAGGACCATATGGGGTTGAAGCAAGGTAAGCATTGGTGGTTTCATGGCTCAGATCATACTTATAAATTCATATGGAACAAGAAACCTCTGTTTATATTTACAGGGGAAAAGCCCATTGCTGGACCTAACCTCGCTTATTGTTTAATCAATGAAATGTCTCTTATTCAGTACGATAGAATAAATGAGATGCTAAGAAGAGTTAGAGTTAAGAACGCACCATGCAAGCAGAAGATAATGGTAGGTACTCCAGAGGATGTATACGGATGGCTTGAGGATTTTGTTGAGAAGCAAGAGAAGATTAACGAGACTAAGCCCAATACCTTTAAACTATTAAACTCTGATACTGATGAGAATATATATCTCGATGAGAATTACGGTTCTTACTTGGAGGGTATGCTCGATCCGATGCAGCTTAAAATATTCAAAGCTGGAAAGATCGGTAATATTGGAACGAATAAATTTTACTACGCTTTCGATCTTATTAAGAATAGATCAGACAAAGAGCTTGATCTTAATATGCCTATATACTGCAATGTCGATTTTAACGTCGGGAATATGCATTGTACTATCGCTCAGATATATTATGAGGGTTCATATAAGTATACTCACTTTGTCGATGAGATCGTATTAAAATACAATGGCGCTGACACTTATGCTTTAAGAGCTGCAATTGAACAAAAGTTCTACAATCATTTAGGTAATGTAATCGTAACAGTCGATGCCTCTGGTAAGAATAGAAAGACTACAGGCAAATCAGACGTCAAGGTTTTAGAGGAAACATTCGGCACAGTACGTTATAGGTCATCAGGAAACGAGAGACTTAAGAAGCGACAAGTATTAGTTAATGGATTATTTAACCATGGATACCTATTCGTTAATAAGGATAATTGTCCAGTACTGTGGAAAGATATGAAGAAAGTCATACAAAAGAAAGATTTCACCAAAGATGGAACTAATGTTGATTTAACTCACGCGTCCGATACTCTGGACTATTTGATTACTCACGAATACAATTTACAAGGTAAGGATAATTTTAACTCATATAAGGCAATGTAAATGCAAATGTATAATGAAGAAAAACTACTTGATCAAGACTTTAGACGTAAATTAATCGAAGAGGTTGAGGGTGAAGAGAATATCTCTCGAAAGAAAGAATCATTTAAACGTTATGAGATTTACAGGGATAGGATTAAGAAATATATACTTCAAAACCTATTACTAGAAATGGACGAAGAGACTGTTAAAGAAATGGAATCTCGTATTGCTACCGTTAACATGTATAAGAAAATGGTACAGAAGAAAGCTCGAGTATATAAGAATGCTCCGGTTAGAACTCCATTGGTACCAGCTCACTCCGATTATATCTCTAGCTTAGTTGACTTGCTGAGTCTTAACTCTGTTATGAAAAAGGTTGATAGATACAAAGAAGCATTCAGAAATGTTGCTGTATATAACAAGCCTTATAAGAATCATGCTGTCGATGGAAAATGGGCGCAAATTCTTGACGTATTGGCTCCACATCAGTTTGACGTAGTTGAGGATCAAGACAATAGATCAATGGTTAGGGCTGTAATTCTTAGTCATTATAACAATAATTCATCTAGCACGAGCTATTCAAATGCTCAATCCAGACATAAGACAGGTATTAAGCCCAACTTTAGGGATGGCGACGGTAAGAAGCAAACGATTGCAGACTCTCCAGG